GTAGTAGTTATATTTACCAAGCTTCGGTATCCAAAAACATTATCGCTATTTTCCGCTCCCCCCATCGGCATTATTGGCTGACTCACAAAGACGGCACCCCTCTCCCATTTTTCACCCGCCGCGAAGAAAGTCCCTGTCCGTCCCGCACTCGCCGTTCGACGCGTGCCGATCATCCCCCTAAAAACCTCCCGTTTCGTCCCGCCCGACGAATGGAAAGGATTTCCCCGCGCAAATCTCCGAAACAAATCAACCACCCCGTTCTCAAGGTAGAAACCTCAGAAAGACTTCGGACCCATCCCAAAGGTCTTTTCACATAAAACAAAGAATTAACAGTACCCTCCGCGGTATGTTTCTCTGCAGCAATGGGCTACTACAACAACGGACTCCCCCTCACCCACTTCAACTCCAAGTCCTACCAGAGCACCAACCTCATCACGCTCCGCCGTCAAGACCACTTCATGGTGACTTATATAGTCCATTGGGAGGAGAGGGAGAGAATCCATTTCGTCAACATTGTGTATGAGTCGTATCGGTTGCATATACAGCTGTTGAACAACGTTGATTTCATCCATGAGCTTCATCGTTTTTTTGGAGAGCCAGACATTCTGGAGGAGTGGAACGGACCCTATTATGGTCATGACAGAGCTATTAGAGCTACCGTATTTGTCGCTCTCCTTGTCTATTAGAACACTTCGAGGAGTGGAATAGTCGTCATGTCGGTAGTACAGACACCCGTTGGTATGTCGTCCTACTTATCTACTAGATACCACGGACAACATGGAAGGGGTGAGAACGAATAAACTTAAGGACTTCCATCAGACGAGATATGTCAGTCTTGCCTGCCACCCCAGCCTGTGCATTCTGCCACCTTTGGAAGAACCCCTCAAATCCTTCACCCCTCGTACGAGGCGGGCGGTATCGCCCCCCATGCTCCTGAAACCAATCCAACATCTCCGAGGAGAGGCGGTATTGCATCTCCGTCAAACTACCCCACCCTATCTGCACAATGGAGAAAGAGGGCGACACCAGGCAAAGAGAGTCCAGGTTGAGCATGGTCTTGGAGGCCTCACCGGAAGCATCCACACTGAGGGTGAAGTCCCCATGGAGCGAAGGCTCTGGCCCTTGAGCCTTGAGACGCGAGACACGAAGATTTCCCAGCACGGAGTCACGAACCAGACCCACCGCCAGACGCCCAGTGAATGAATTCTTGCGGGGGAAGGTGATGTAGAAGACAGCCTCACCAACACGCCTCGCATCCACAAGCCTGTTGATGGTAAGATAAGGGCCGAGTGGGAGGAAGACCGAGCCGCTGTAGGGAGAGTCAGACGACGACACGCTGATGACGCTCCTGGAAGGGGAAGGCTTCTTGTCGCTCGCCGTTGTCTCGCGAAGCCGAGGTCCAGACTGCAGACTCACATTCTCCTTGTCGGCGGAAGAAGCAGCCTTCCTCTTGACAGGGCTGGGGGTGAACAGGGGAGCGGCCAAAGCGATGAGGTCGTTGTCGGAGAGAGGAGGAGGAGGAGCCACCCTGGCTGGAGAAGGACTGAAGATGTTCTCCGCGATGTCCACGATGGTGTTGTCGGTAAAGGTGAAGAGGTCGATGTTGCCGAAGAGGGGGAAGTCGCATCGAGGGCAAATCCAGTTGGCCTGTGAGACATAGGACATGTCTTGGGTGAACATGTGCTCGTAGAGGCATTCCGGGTTGTGACATTGAACCCAGAAGGACACCAGAGGCTGAGAAGTAGCACCGCGGAGACCCTGCATGGTAACGCTGGGAGGAAGAAACATAATGGAGAGAGTTTGTCAGCCTCCGGTTGATACATGATGAACATTAAGCTCCGTCTTTTTTTAAGGGCCGCACCACACTCTCCGTGTTTTCGCGCGCATTTCACAGTGTGCGTTCTCACAAGGGTGTGCGTTCTCAACACTGTGTGCGTTCTCACAAATGTGCCCATTCTCACAAATGTGCCCATTCTCACAGAAATGTGTCCATTCCCACAGAAATGTGTCCAGATTTAGTGCACCGACTTTCGAGTACGCGTTCCAACAAGAGGTCTGACCTTTCCCCATCATGGTGGCGTTTCCCCCTTTTCTTTTGGCAGGATGGCGACTCAGGAAGAGGCAGAAGCTCTCTTGGCGGAGATAATGGAGATGGTGAATGCCAAGGAAGCCGCCAAGCCTAGCACCCCCGTGCATGGGCCCTTGCGCTTGCGGGTCAAGCAAGAAGTCTCTTATAAGGAGATGGAGGAGAACGAGTTCAGAGACGATGATGATGATGAGAGTAGTGAGGATGAGAATAAGGCAAAGAAGCGCACCCCCACCCCTCAGTTGACAAAAAGCCAACAATATGATAGGGTTTACTATCGGGAGAAGGCAGGCATCTTGATGTTTTGTCACATTTGCCGTCGTCATGTGACCCGTCATTATGTGTCCAGGCACAAGGCTACTGCAAAACACCTTAATGCAATAGCTTTGCTCACCCATCATGGGATTCCCATCCCCTCCCCTAGCATTACTTAAAGCCATGTTATCTCATTAACATGTATAGACTCATCATATGACTGACATTCAAAGTGCTGTCCCCTCCGACCCCTCCCCTCAGGAAAGGGCTCTGAAGCGAAAAGAACAAAAAGCAGCGTATCAACGCCTTTACTACAACAACCACAAAGCCCGGCTTTCAGAGCATCGAGGCAAAAAGTATGTTTGTTCGCTGTGCCGAGGCCATTACACTCATACACATATCACCACCCATTTCAAGACGGAAAAGCACATGAAAGCAGTCAAACTCCAAGCCCAACTAACCAATCTCTCTCCCGACCTTGTTGCTAACCTCATTTCCCGTGTTATAGGTCAACCTGAATCGAGCCTTAAAGAATTAATTACATCAATCTATAACAATGAGCAAACGAAAGGGCCGCCACCCCAACAAGAAGAATAAGAAAAAGCAGAAGGCTATAAAGACCAATCTGAGGCATGACATGGTGCAGGATATACAAGCTGGTGGCGCCCTATTCCCAGGTTGGAAGGTAACCCGCGACAACAAGGTCGAGCTGGACTACAACCACTTCAAAAAGCATTTTGGCAACAAGACCAACTTCGCCGCCTTCTTCCGCAATGTGCTCTCCGACGCTACCCCCCTCAACAACAAAGTGCGTGATGTGAGACAAGCCCTAACCAAAATGAATGCCACTATCACCCAGGAGGCTCAAGCTTTCCAGAAAGCCTTGGCCAGCTATGAGCTCTCCCATCTTCCCAGCATGAGGTATGCCAATCGCCCCACCATGTTCTACCATCTCAAGGCTCAGGTGATGAATGTGCTGAAGAATGTGAAGAAACCGTATGTTGCCAAATGGAGTATGCGGTTCCAGATGCTCTTCAAAAAGTGGGACTCGCAGGAGACGATGCTCACTACGCTGTATACCAAGTCCAAATTGAGTACTAATTACCGTGATGCCTTGTTGAAGTACCGTGAGATACAGGACGATTTGGAGGGCATCATCGAGAATATGGACGCCAGGAATGGTTCTGGATGGTACCCCCAACGCATTGCCAAAGTGTGGCTCAATGTGCATGACCATAACCCTATTGCCGCAGGGTCCTATTTCCCTATCCCCACTTATGATAATGCCAAATGTGGACTGGTCAATATCAAGAATACTGACAATCGGTGTCTGTTCTGGAGTCTGACAGCAGCTAAAGACTACTTGACCAAATCAGACAAGAATCCAAAAACCCAGACTCGCACTACAACCGATAGATACAAGAAAGCATTCCAGAAGTATTGGGACCAATTGGAGCCTTCCGTACAACAGGCCATTGATGACGGGGTTCATGACGAACTATCAACCTTTGCCCAGGTGGAACGTATTTTCCATGTCAAGGTGTATGTGATGGAGATGAATGTCAGGGAGGACGGGTGCGACGAGCCCTATCTCATCTTCCGAGGGGTCCAGGACTACAAGCAAAAGGTATTTCTCTTACGAGCCGTCAAGGTGAGCGAAGAGCAAGAACAAGCCCATTTTGTGTGGATTAAGAATCCGGAGCATTTCATCAGCAGGACGATGAGGGGGAATGATCGCCACAACGCCAATCGACTCTGCTGGGATTGCCTGCAATGGACTCCCAAGAATGAGATTGACAAACATGTGTGCGAAGCTGGTTTCCAGACTAACGTCTTTTGCCCCAGTGAGACAGAAGACGGACCCCCAGTGATGCGCTTCAAAGGAGGCCGCAAGTCCATTGAAGCGCCTATGATGATTATTGCTGATTTTGAGTCTATCAACAGGAAGATAGAGGTACCGTGCGGCGCTGCCTCTACCAAGACAAGTGTCCAAGAAGCCTGCTCGTTCGCCTTCTTGCCAATCGCCACCACCACCGAGGAGGAGACGGGAGTCCAATACACCCCTGATGATTTACAACTGTATTGTGGTGAGAATGCTGCTCGCGTTTTCTTGGACAGGTTGACCAAATACTGCGATCGAAACTACTTCACCAAACTCGACAAGCACATCAAGATGGCCACCCTGACCGCCGAGGAACAGACAGAGTTCGACACTGCGGAAACCTGTTGCCTATGCAAGAAGCCTGGACTATGGGACCAAGAAGATATTGTGGGCATCGATGCAGATGGTGATGAGCATCGAGTGGAAAAGGACAACAAGAAGGTTCGTCATCACTGCCACTTCACGGGGAAGTATCAAGGGCCAGCCCACAATAAATGTAATCGGAACGCCAGCCAGTGGCCTATCGCCACCGTCTTATTCCACAATCTGAAAGGCTATGACTCTCACTTTCTGATGAAGAGTTTACGGCCCTACCACGGCAACCCCAAGATTATGGGGGACAATGCCGAAAAAATCAAGACCATGATGCTTACTCGTTACGTGTACGATGATAAGGGCAAACGTCATATATATCAAATCCGATTCATTGATTCGTTTGCCTTTCTGTCGTCGTCTTTGGACATATTGGCTAACCTGGCAATTGATTTCAATGAGGACCCCTCCGATCAGATTGGACAAGGCCTGGTGAAGAATCTGCCGCTGACAAGTGCCTACCTCGACAAGAGCATCCGACATACAGGTATTCCCAAAGCCCTGCTGAAGAAAGCATGCTTGCGCAAAGGCTACTTTCCCTATGAATACCTGGACAGCCTTAGCAAATTGGACCAAGCCTTATTTGATGAGGAGGATGAGTTTACATTGGAGCCTGAGGACTTTTACAGCCATCTCAGCAACAAGCTATCCCAAGACTTGGTCATCAAATCCAGTTGGGCCGAGATGATTTCCCGTGGTATGGGATTCGAGACCCTTCGAGAATACCACGATTTCTATCTGGCGATAGATGTATACCTCCTAGCAGACATCTTCCAGCGCTTCCGCCTGACCTGCCTGAAAGCCAACAATTGCGGACAAGACCCTTTGCACTATCTCGGCTCTCCCTCCCTCGTATTGGACTCCTATTTGAAGCACAAGGAGGCGGATTTGGAGCTCTTCACTGACACTAAGCTCTATCTGAAATGTCGTTCCGAGGGAATGCGTGGAGGGATTTCTTATTGGCGCAGGTACTTTACCAAGGCCAACAACGAGATGCACCCGGACTACGACCCTACGCAAGAGCGGAGTGAGATTCTGGACATGGATGCCACCTCTCTGTACCCTTATGCTGCACGCCAGCGTCTTCCTACAGGTGATTTCGAGTTTGTGGAGGAGGAGATGCAAGGTGAGACCATGTGGGAATTTATATTGCAAGATTTGCCAGAGGAGGAAGGGTACTATGCTTGGGTGGACATCCATCTACCACTACGGGCCGAGGAATGGCAGCAATCCACCCCCACGAGATATCACAGACATGCCCAAGCCATCTACGAAAAATTTGACGGCAATCTGCACGACTACCAGCAAAACTATCCCATCCTCGTGGAGAATAAGGAAGTGCCCACCGAGTTTTTGAGCGAGCATCAACGGAGTTTGTATGAAGCTACCAATGGTAAACATGTCCCTACTAACAAGCTGATTAACGACTTATTGCCCAAGACGAGGTATATGATGCACTACCTCAGTATTCGTCAGGCTCTGGAAACAGGTTGGGTCATCACCAAGGTGCATGAGCGATTGGAATTCAGACAAGAGTATTGTGTCAAGGATTTTCTGGACCAATGTGTAGAGCTGAGGGCCAAGGCCAAGAACCCCGTGGAAAAGACCTTACAAAAAACCAATATGAATTCCCTCATTGGTAAGTTCATTGAAGATGTCATGAAACACTCCGATTTTAGGATGTGGCGGCGCTACCAAGACTTCAAGGTCAATGAGCGGAAAGGTCGCCTCAAGCCTAATTGGTACATCTTGAGCGAGAACATGGTGGTCGCCGAGCTTCTGAAGAAGAAGACGGAGCTCAACAAGCCCATCATGCTGGGGATTGCCGTCTACGACATCAGCAAACTGCTCATGTCTCACCTGTGGTATTTGCTTCAAAACCATTATGGGCGCAACATCGAGCTGTGTGGTACCGATACCGATTCCCTAATCTTTCACGTGAAGACCCAGTCCTGGCAGGCCGATGCGGCCTATCTTAATCAGTTTTCTGTTTTTGCTGAGGACCACCCCTTCTACAGGAACAGCCGCTTCAGCGATGCCACCACGCAACAGCTTCTCGAGAAAGGCATCAACCCCTACATTGGCATCTTCGATTTGGGCACCAAGGAGCATAAATACCTGAAATCTATCCCAGGATTCTTCAAGCCGGACCACGACCGAATCATTGAAGCATGTGCCATGAGGGCCAAGATGTATTCCTTTCTGCGGAACACGGACGTCCAGGTCAATGGTGAGTGGCAAAAGCAGAAAGTGTGGCAGTCGCATGAACAAGGCAAGTGGCGATTGGAGGATTTGGACAAGCAGAAGAAGGGGGACAAGCATCGAGATGTCTGCAAAGCCAAAGGAATTCCCTCTGCTGTAGTGGAAGAGCGTTTCACACATGAGTACTATCGTAGCATTGTCTTGAACCCTTTAGACCATGTGGATGAGGAGGTAACGTTTAGCAGTTTGAAATCACAACAGCATAGTGTTCACCAGTTTAAACAGACAAAAGCCTCGCTACGGCCAGTAGACGATAAGCGCCATAGCGAAGATGGTATCGTTTCACTTCCCCATGGACATTACCTCACTAACCTATTATAAAGATGGAAGAATTGTACTATGCCCCTGAGAAAGGCTTCTTATCGGCGGACAAGTTTGCGAGGCTGCTCAAGGAAGAAGGTGTCAAGGTAAGTCGGAAAGAGATGATGCGATTCTTACAGAACCAGAAGACATGGCAATTGAACAAGCAGCAGAATCTCCCATCCAAATACTCCTCGTACTGGGTGCACAATGTAGGTGACAATTATCAGATAGATTTAATGGATTATAGTCGATATGAAATGGACAGTAGGCGGTATGTGTTATGTTTGATTGATGTAAAGAGCAGGTATGCCAATGCCCGTGCTTTGGCGAGCAAGGACCAAAAGGGCTATGTCACCGCCCTGAATCAGATGATGGACGAGATGGGGCGCTTCCCCACAGGGGTAAGTGCTGATCAAGAATTCAACACGCCTGCCATTCGCAAGGTGTTTACGGATGTACACCCTGATTGTAAATTCTGGTTTTCTGAACCTGACCAATTACACAAGAATCCGATTGTTGAGCGTTGGCACCGCACCCTGGCAGGGCGTTTACAGCGTTGGCGGCAAGCTCAAGACAATCCAGGGATAGCCAAATGGTATAAAGTACTCCCCAAAATCATCGAGGCCTACAACAATTCTTGGCATCGCATGATTTACGCCAAGCCTGTCGATGTGTTCAGAGGTAGGGATTTCAACAGACAAGTCATCATGGAGGTGGACACTACCTTTGGATTGGGTGATAGAGTACGCTACCGTCTTGCCAAGCCTGTTTTCCGCAAGGGTGATAGAATCGCCTTTTCTCGTGCTGTTTACGTGATAACAGGAAAGAGGGGCAAGAGATACGAGTTGACCAAAGAGGGAGCGCAGAATGCGGAGAGCAAGACTAGGGCGGAATATGAGTTGGTCAAAGCCTATGAAACCCAACAAGCCCAACAGCAAGCAGGCGACAACGATGAGGAGCCGCAAGCCCCGCCACAAGCACCAGCACCAGCAGCACCCCGACAACCAAGTGCAAGAGTTCGACGCCCTCGACGCATTTTGGACCTTTAAAGACATGATTCATCTTACTATTAATGGATTATTCTAAGATTACAATCGACAATCCTGTTGGAGAGTGGGCCGTCAAATTTGGAAAACATAGGGGGCAGACGTATCGTTGGATTGTTGAGAATGATGCGGAGTATGCAAAATGGTTGGTGACCATTCTCAACTCTGAGCCTGCTAAAAATTATTTGCTCGCTATGCTCTGATGTTACAGGTATTATGACAACATCATCCTCCGATAGAGATTTATGGATTTGCCTAGGAGGGATGAGCCATCGTGAAGTCCCATTGGGAGGCATCCACTTAGGCGAATATTTCCTGGTGTCAGTCAACGACTACGACCGAGTCATGCTACACAGTTGGTACATCAACAATGGCTACCCATGCACATGGATTGACGGCAAGCACGTCACCATTCAACAATTTATCACGGGACAAGACCATTCGGATCATATTTCTCAGGACCGCCTCGACAATCGTCGGGGCAACCTATTCCGAGGCGGAGCCGGAGAAAACATGCGCAATCGTGATATGAAGAATGCGAGGACCACCTCCGTCTACCCAGGAGTCAGCTGGCACAAACGTGACCAGAAATGGTATGCTCAAATCCAGATTGAGAAGAAGAAACGTAATCTCGGCTATTTCAAGAACGAATTGGAAGCAGCCTACACGTATTATAAAGCGGCACGACAACAGCATCCCTACATGAACTTCCCCGCATGGGAATCATCAGCATTCCAAGAATTTCTTCTACGACAAGAATTTTCTTCACTCAACTTATAATGCCAAAACGTCGTCAGCCTACGGCCAATCTCTTTGAGACGGATATGAATCGTGCCGTCAATAGCCAAATGGTAAGAACAACATCTCGTAGCCGTAGGAATCCTCTCCCTGAAAATCTTACTAACTTTAATGCTGTGGAGCCTCGTCAGGTGCGTAACATCCTTAAACAAGACGTCAAGGACGCTCGCTTTCGTATGATTGAATCGGCGGCGACACCGTCAAAAGGTAAGCAAGCCTACTGGGCCGATTCCGACCTTCGGCGTCAGAGGCATACAGCTTGTGGCGCCGCCAAAGGGGATAAAGCACTACGTTTTCTGACAGCTGGCTCTCGCGACCTCGCCTCTGACATCTTACCAGGTTGTTATTTTGACCCGAAAGGGAGCCGCATTCGCAAAGGACGAGGCATGGCTGTACCACTCATCAAAAGACATTACCAGCTACCAACGTCCGTAAAATAATTTTTGCCAAAGTAGACTGCCGCCGCAAGCAATGCTACGAACAAGAGGTAAAGACCCAACACAAGATACGAGGCAAGATTTTCATTCATAGTATAAACTATAGAATGGATATTTCGACCATGGACCTCGACGCATGCAAAAGCTTTTTCACAGAGACCTACACCGCACTGGAAGTCTTTCGACTCATGTACCCAACCGAGTGGCGCCAGAACCTCACAGGCGACATCATGAATAAATACATCACTTGTGTCGAAGTAGAGTCCAAGATAATGTCACTCACCAATGAAACCCTTCTCCGGAAACTGTGCCTACATGTCAATGATGTCTTGGTATGGGCACAGGCCATCGAGACAGCGCTCAACACCCCGCCAGAGCCGACTGTCGACTTCCCAGAGCCTGCTGCTGCCGAAGACGACGTCATGCTGTTGGATGGTTAAGGCTTTGTTATAGTCAATCATTATAATGATTCTCGATTTACCCAAAGAGCTTCTCATAAAAATTCTTGAGTATGACCCGACGTACCACACTTTCCAGCAGAAAGCGGTGCAAGAGGAATTGAAATCAATACTCTTTTTGCGGAATTCTTTCAAGACCTGTCTGAGTGATATTATTTTGTCACCTTGGTGTCGTCAGGAAATACTTAGACAGTTCACCAAGAAACAGCTCTTGCAGTACGCGAAAACATATAATATTTACGTGTACCGTCGGACTACGAAGGCTAGGTTATTATTATTTATTTTGTGGTTCCATCTACATACAAATGGAACAATACATTGAACTATACAACGAGCTGCAAGATTTCAAGAGGCAGCAGCCTTTTGGTTTTACTCAATTCTTTGGCAATCTGCCTTCAAGAGTCTACGATCAAAATGGCGTTGTGACACAACAGGCACCGTTTTTGTTTTTGCACGAACGTGTCCGCGAGCTCGTGGCGTCGTTGTCGGCAGTCCAGATTCAAAAGTATACAGCGAATTTGTCGCGCACCATGGACATGTTTGTACGATGGTTGCAAGCACGACGCCCCGGTTGGCGAGGGCGAGCCCCTGGAAAAGAAAATGAGGAGCCTCCTCCTCCTCCTCCTGTTGCACGAACACAAGGACTCGGTGTCACTCGTGCTACGCAGCTCGCGAGAGATGCTCAAAGTGTACGATACCGTCGAAGTGGGTATCGTTTGCCCTAAAATTGAACATAGTTAACACTTGTTGCATTCATACTACCGCCAGTAATGTACGGATAACTCAATGTAGCCCCATTGGAAAACACGATTGTACCATAGTAATGACAATAATAATTGACATCAATACGGTGTGAATGACCCTTCACCATGTATGTGGTACTGTTGAGTTGATAAATTTCCAGCGCAACATTGATGTTACCGCCCGACGTCCACGTGGTGTTGTACAGAGGAATAGAAGAACCCCACGCTGTTTGTGCCCCCGCGTTGTTACCACATGTATACCCAGATAGGGTGATATTAGCAGTGCCTGACGAGCCGTATATCAGAATGTTAGGAGAGGCTGTTGATGTGAAATTGACGAGGGTGATAAGCATGGCCCGACGCCCCGTAGTCCATGTAAAGTTAAAGCTAGACTGTGAACCAGTAAGACTTGTGGTGTCTCGGGTTCCAGCAATACTGTGAATCTCGTTAGAGTCTACAAACAATTTTGAGCTAGCAGTGATGTTGCCTGAAACGGAAAGATTACCCGTTATGCCTACATTACCAGTCAAATTACTCGCTGTTGACACGTTGAGAGTCCGCAGGTTTGCAGTCGTCGTCCCACTCTGCGTAATGTTCCCGCTACACGTTAGTGACGTGCACGTAACATTTGCAAGTGTAGTAGCACCCGAGACGTTCACATTGGCTTGAAAAGTTGCGTTGCCTTTTATATTACACGTACCTTCGGCAACACGACCGCTAAAATTTATATGCGGAATGAAGCACGACGTTGAACTGCCTTGTACGCTTGTCTCGGTGATAACGATTCGCACATAGTACATTCTGTACGTCGGGTTAGTTATATTTACTGCTGTTGTCGAAGAGCCACTCCCCAAAAGAGTCCAACTACTCAAATCAGTACTACCCAAGACGTAGAATGTCTTACAATTAGTGCTCAATGGAGAGGCACTATTGGTCATCTGAACAGTGGTCAAAGAAAAGAGATACGTCGCCGCCAGTTGCCACCACTCCCCTGCATACCCAGCTGTTGTGGTTGTCCCGGTGTACACCCCACCAGACGACGGATAATTGTTTTGCGCACTTTGCCAGTACACGATCAGCGTAGCAGGCCTCACAGCCTGGAACGCTTCGTAAAAAGAGAAATAAGAGGAGGAGGATGTTGTAAACGCGCCGTAAGTATTAGAACCTCCGGGGAACTCAGACACCGACAAAGCACTATCACTAATCAGTAATGCCCCCGTAATGGTAGTCTCATTTACATTTGCAATGGTTTGATTAGTAAGCTTTGCAAGTTCCGTAGAAGGGTTATACCCATTAAGATTAGACGTGCTGATATTTGCCAATGTAGCAGTACCACTCACCGTCAAACTCGTCAGTGTCCCCACACTCGTGATATTGGGCTGAGCAGCCGTCGACAACGTCCCTGCGATGGCACCAGTCACACTCAAACTCGTCAGTGTGCCCACACTCGTCACGTTGGGCTGAGCAGCCGTCGACAACGTCCCCGCAAGGGACCCAGCCACACTTACATTGGCACTACATATGACGTCAGCGGCAAAAGTATTGTTGCCTGCGGTGGAAGAACTGGCAATTAAACGACTAACAGTGGCAGTACCTGAAATTGTGGTGGTGCGTAATTGAGTTACATATCCTGAATTCTGAGTGATGTTTCCACTGATAGTCAAATTCCCAGTTTGAGAACTATTGCCTGTAATCGCGACACTTCCACTCACATTCAGACTTGTCAATGTCCCTACAGAGGTGAGGCTGCTGGAAGTGACCGCACTACCAAGTGACGTGGATGTTAGAACATTAGTACTTCCAATTTTGTAAGCCCCAGTAGCATTGATATCGCCTGCCATGTCAATGTTGGTGCCTGTCGAGGGTGTGATGCTGTTGGTGAGGATACCCCCTGTGAAAGTTTCTGCAGCCACAACAGTCTGACCACCTGCTTTTTTCAGGTATAACAAATCGACATATTCGGCAGTAACACCTTCTGTCATGGAAACAAAATAAGCAGGATTGAAAATATCTGCATCTTTTGTAGGCGGTGGTTGTACACTCATCTTTACAAAGGGGCTATATACTTTTGCAGTAGAGTCTTATTCTTGGTAGGGTCACTACTAAAAAGCCGTAGAAAGGTGCAGAAACGTTTGCGCACGTTCTTGATACGGTGTCTGTGAAACCACATGAACCATATGAAATAGAGCACATAATAGCCACATATCTCCGACTGGATATTTTGGATGTGTTTTTCCGAGAAGATGTATTTGCGCCGTAAAAAGCGTTGCACACTGAGTGGGGGGATGACCCCGAACGAATCAAAGTACGCTCTTGACGAGTTTTCGACGTAGAAAGCAGTCCAATGTGTGCCAGGACCATCGCCTGCACTCTGTAAATTAATGATGTACCCGCCATCTTTGAGGACAGGAGGCAGTTGGTCTTTCGAAAACACTCCCACCAAGGGGATGTGTAAGCGTCGTGCTTTTTCTTCTAAGTCCACATTGGTCATCATTGCCAGTCTGCTATACGCAGACAAAATAAACCTTTGTCGGACTTACTATATAGCTGGATTTTTTCCCCAAAAAAATCCGTTGCTCTTATTAGAGCAACATGACCACGTTGAAAAATTGGTATGGCGCCATGCCAAAGGACATGATTCCAAAATATCATAACCCCCAACACAAGAATCATGGTATCGGCTTGCCGTTCCGAGGCCTGATTGTAGGAGGGTCAGGGTCCGGTAAAACAACTTTGGTGTTAGAAATTCTACATCGGATGTACGACACCTTTGGGCACGTTACTATCTACACCATGAATGCAGAAGAGCCCCTCTACAAGTTTCTGGAGTCCAAAATCAAAAAGGAACAGCTTACCATCAAAGAGGGCTATGCGGCGATTGAACCCCTTGAAAAGCTTGACAAAGATATGCAGCACCTGGTGGTGTTTGATGATTTAGTACTGGAAAAGAACCAGGACAAGATAGCCCAGTACTTTATCAGAGGCCGAAAAATTGCCAAAGGTGTGAGCTGTTTGTATCTGACACAGTCTTACTTCGGCTGTCCCAAGGTTATTCGATTGCAATGTACATTCGTGCTGGTCAAAAAACTGATGAGCACTCGTGATTTGAATATGCTGCTGCGTGATTTCAGTTTAGATTGCACCCGGGAACAGTTGCATGCCCTCTACAAACACTGTGTGGACACCAATCAAAGGGATTTTTTGTTTGTTGATTTAAGTGCCCCCGAGGAAAGGCGTTTCCGGTACAACTTCGCTCCTGTCATTTCACCTGGTGAAATCCGGGGCAAAGCCTCGGCGCTCAGTGTGGATGCTGATTGTACAATTCAACAGAAAAAAGCGCAAAAAGCTTAAGTTTTTTGATTTTCCGAAGGAAAATAAAAACTTATAGTGTTTACATATAATGGGAGATTCAGTGCTATTGCCACAAATCCGTAATCTGAAAAACGTCAGCGATTTACGTCGCAAGCAGAGACAGCAACGACAGGCATTGCAGACAGGTATCAGGGTAGATAGAGATGCAGAAGACTCTTTCAAGTTGGCCGCTCAACAAATTAAACAGAATATGTTGCCTTTGATGCCCAATGAATTGATGCTACAAAACGCGGCCGAGGACAAGGTGGCGCAATACAATACAGCTCTCGAACACCTAAAAAGCATTATGCCTGCTGTGTATGCCTCTCAGGTGATGCAGCAGGGTATTCTAGGCGACGATGTCGGTATTAGTGAGTTTAATCGCCATTGGCCGGGATTCCAAAAGTTTGCTGCCAATGTCACCAACCTCACACCTAGTTACTTTATGACATACTGGCAGAAATATCGTAAGCTCCTGCAAGCGACAGACAAGACTGGGTTTTACGGCGAAAGCGGTATATTGGATAACATTCCTACTGCCGCGCCGGTATCTGCAACAGTGGTTGTTGACGACCTTCCACGTAAGGTCGAAGGACCTCGTAATAAGCGAAATACTACCTCTTTGCCAGATACGCCTCCTGTCATCATCCCCCGTTACCCAGTTTTGCCATATAGCCCTACACCAAAGTGGTATGAGAATCCTATGTCACAGCCGACAACAGAAAGTCTGGTAGCAAAACCACAATCTGCTACCGTAGCAAAAACACCAAATAGCTCTAGAAGAAAACAGTGGACACCTTCTTCAGAATATAAAGGAGTCCCAACACTCCTTATGGAAAAGGTTGCCAAAACTCAAAAAGCTATTGCTGCTTTTCTTAGTCCCAAGGCTTCCGCAAAGCTACGTTCGAACGCGGAAGTTGCTGCCACAGACAAAGCTCCTGCTCCTCCTGGAGTGAAAGTAGTGGCTGATGAAATAAGTCCTTTTATGTCCAGATTGGACCTTACTAGTGAACAAATTGCAGTAGTCGCCTTAGCTCTGTCATCGTATGCATTGCTGTACACTGACATCAATCCTATTGAATTGGCTATTGAGTTTGTGACAGAAAACGCAGACGCGGCTTGGACCACCATCAAGCAGAAGGGTCTTCAACTCATACTTCGAATGGTAGGTGGGCCTCGAATGGAACAAGGCTACCTTGACTGGCTCGAAGTCCTTCGGCAACAGATGGAAGCAGTCCCGGTTGCAGGCCCAATTCAAGTAGGCGGTGCCGTACATCGGAAAGGCAACGCCAAAATAATTGGTTTTGGCTTGACAATGGACGACGAGTACCGCTATCGTCAATTTGGAAGGTATCTCATTCACATGCCTTCTTTGCAAAAGAATTTACTCAATGTCAAATTCCCTTCTTTTGCTAGTCATCCAAAAATGCCGCAACGTGTTGTTTCGGACGAACTTGTTGCTCTCATCACAAAGATTTTGGAAACAGAGCAGATGAATGCACCTCTTTATGCGGCTCTATCTGAATCGGACAAAGAATATTTCGACACGTTAGCTCATACGTGTAAAGTAGGAGGGAAACTCGGTATTGTCAAGAAAGAAAACAATGCGGACATGCAACGTTTTCAGGTTGTACGGGGCGAGATTTTGAGTGGCAATGATGCGCCTCAGCTTATCAAAGAGTTGAAACATTTGACACTGAAATTGGTCACCGAGGGCAAGATTCCCAAACGCAGTGCTCATGACCTGCTGATAGAAATATCGTTGTTATAAAATATGCGTGAAATTATCATTAACAACACTTTTGTGTCGTCCGACAACAGCACCTTTACTTATAAATTCCCTCTAGGCAGTCAACCGACTTTTGAAAAAGGGGACAAGATTGCCTTGGACAGTTTGAGCATGTACTACTCGTGGCCTAGCATTACTGCGGCGAATGCTAACAACACATTTCAGTACTCTTGGCTTGGCACGTCTTACACAGTAACGATTCCTGACGGCTTCTACACAATTGCCGATTTGAACTCGTATTTGCAGTATGTGATGATTGCCAATCAACATTATTTGAAAGATAGCGCTAGCAATTATGTTTACTATCTTAATTTCAGCACCAACTCGGTGCGATATGCCGTGCAGTTGGACGTGAATCCTATTCCGACTGCTTTGCCTAGTGGATACAGTACCCCTTGGGGGACTGGGACTGCCGCGTGGTCCTTCCCTGCAAGTGCGACATACCCTCAAATCATCATCCCTTCCACAAACTCTATTTCAAAAATCATTGGGTTCACTGCAGGCACTTATCCATCTACAACAAGTGGTACAACAACTTATTCCGAAATCAGTAGTTTCACACCTCAGGTCACCCCGGTGTCCTCTGTGGTGGTCACTTGTTCGCTACTAAACAATCGGTACAGTATCCCCAATAATCTGTTGTACAGTTTTGCGCCCAATACCACGTATGGTTCTCAAATCAACATCACCCCTCCTTCCAAAACCTTTGTGGACATGTCAGGCGGGAAAGTGTCGGAATTTTCCATCACCTTTCTCGACCAGAACTTTAACAAGCTCAAAATCATCGATAACAACGTCGTGATTCTTCTGACGATTGCTTCCCAGGATGAGCTTTAGCTTCGCTAAAGCGAACGTTGATGTTTTATGACATCAACCCAAATTATAGACTATGCTACCGCTTCCAAAAGACGTATTGAACCATATTTACTCGTATGATGCAACGTACCACGAAATGTATAGAAAGCCCCTCCACGAATTGGTGATAAATCACAAATTAAAAGAGCTCTTTGAACGGGATTGTATTGTGCTCATCCATCAACCCCGTCGGTTGGCTAAATACTCAAAACAAGACTTTGAATGCTTTGCCCGTCAACTAGGTATTTTATCGTCTAGAAGAAACAGCCGCAAACGCTTGATTGCCAAGTTGTGTTGTTACTACTTGCAAAAAGGGAAATTGTGGTTTTTGCCAATCGGCTCCAAAGGCATGTGGATTTTTAGCTAGCTAAAAATCATAAGCTCTTTTAGAGCAACAATGAAAATCATTTACCCTACCAAGACCGGTCGAGGGCTTCACTGCAGCTGCAAAGGACGACGTGTACTAAAAAGAGGCGGGTATGTGCCTATGCTGCTAAGCAAAGATTTAGGGTCAGGAACGGCCACGGTACGAGTTGAAAACGATGTGAGCAGTAGCGACAACAATGTGATTGGCGGTAGCGTGGGAGTAGAACGGCTCAAACGTATCACCGATAAAGTAAAAAATATCCGATTCTAAAAATATATAGAACTCAAGATGGCAGACCAAGTGGTGTTAGAACAAAGCCTCGAATCGCAGATTGTCGACGAGCCCTTCGTAAGCCGTCAATCGGTCTACGTCATCGACTCGAACAACGGCTCCTACAATGGGCAGATTCAGATTGATACTTCTTCACTTTCGAACAGTGGGCGTTGGGTTTCCTACTCGGAGGGTGTACTACAGATTCCACTGGTGGTAACACTGACTGCTAACGCCGCACCCTCCTCAGCTTCGGTCACTGGTACTCCTCTGCAGTCAGCAGCAAGTACAAACTTCCAAAACCTTCGCAAGAATTTTGCGGTCGGTCTCAAGAATGGTTATTACCAGTTGATTCATTCGCTCTCCGTCGAGTACAACAATACGTCCGTGGTACAGCTGACTCCTTTCCTCAACCACTATGTGACCTACAAGCTGATGACTTCACTGAGTGAGCAGGATTTGGATAAATGGGGTACTCAGATGGGGTTCTTTCCAGACAGTTGGCAATCTCACGATTATGATGTAACGACTGGTGTTAACCCTGCTGGGAAAGGTTCAATCAACAACAAGAATTTGCCTGCTGTCAGTGGTTCCATTAACAGACAGTCTGATGTTCGTAAATTCAGTACCAATACAGGTTTCCAGCAGCGTTCTTTCAATTGCACCTCGACAGATGGTAATACTACCACCACCAGTCCAATTTTTTCGAGTGCCGACACTCTAAACAATTTGGGCCGCAATTACTATGCTCATCAAGCTGTTTCCAATGTGGACGCCTTCTACGTGATTGCTCAGATTCGGCTCAAGGACATTGCGGACTTCTTCGACAAACTCCCTCTTACCAGAGGTGCATACCTGCGCATTTTGGTCAATACCAACACCGCAGAACATGCTCTACGATATGTTGTCCGACAGCCTGCTACTGGGAATCCTGTCATCGTTCAGGCTATGAACCTGACATCCACAACTATCACAGGCGGTACCACGCCTTTGATGGTCGCTTCTGCGGAAGGGCAGGTGGATACCACTAGTCTTTCATCCACAGAGCAGCGAGCACAAGGAAGTAATTTCTTTGCTCAGAAGACCGATGGCGTACTTGGTGCAACAGGTAGTATTACTACTAGTGAACTTTCATTCACAGTACGTGCTTCCATTGCCAAAGATACGACAGCCAACATCACACACCCCACTTTCCAGCAGTGTCGGCTCTACGTGCCACTGTACACCATGACCAACGAAGAGGTGTCCAGGTATCTGACCCTGCAGCCTACCAAGAACATTGTGTACCGTGACGTGTTCCAGTACCAGTTTGATGTGGTTGCGGGAGGTACGTTCAATCAGCTTCTCACGAACGGTGTTTCCAACCCCAAAGCTCTTATTCTTATTCCCTATATCAATGCTTCTGCCAATCAGACTACTACTAGTGGCACTGCCGTAACGAATAACACTGCAGTATGGCAATCGCCTTTCTCTTCCGAGCCTGGTACTACTTCACCATACGTCGGTCTTCGTGATTACAACGTGCAGCTGGCTGGTGTCAATGTGTACACCTCCAACACACTGTACGATTTTGATGCGTTCCGTAATGAATTGGCTCGTATTAACGGGATTAACGGGGGTGTTGTCGATGGTCTTATGTCTGGTCTCATCGGACAGGAACAATTCCAGACCAACATGCGCTACTATGTCACCGATTTGTCACGTCGTATCAAGGCGGAAGATGCCGTGCCCAAGTCCATTCAGGTCAGTGGTCAGAATGCTAGCAACATAGCTATCAGTGTCTTTGTGTTCCTCGAGTTTGAACGGAGTGTCTCGATTTCTCTGGACTCGGGTATGCTTTTGGGTTAGTTTCACGGTTTTGTCTAGCTTTGCTAGACGTGTTAGAACCCGTGTTTTTAATTTCATTTTACCAAAGTATATATAGAGACAAAATATGCCAAAACAGAGTGCTGTACACAAAGTACCGGTTTCCCTGACCGCTCACCAGTACAAGACATTGGTCAAAGGTGGTAAAATCCGACTTAAAAAAGACCAGCTTTCTGATGGTGGTGAACATGTCCTGCATCTCACCTCCTCCGTCAAAGCACGTAAGTTGAATGCGGCAAAAAGCCGTCAGAAGGGTTGTGAGATTGCCTTGTCGCCCGACGAGTTCCGGCACACCATGGAAGGGGAAGGTTTCAAAGATTTTTCAAGGAAAGCTAACCGATGGTTCAAGAAGAAGGCTGCTCCCTGGCTTGGAAAAGCCGCCAAGAGTGTATGGAGTGGTTTCAAAGATGCCACTAATGTTGCCAAACACGCTGCGTATGCACTTACCGATGGTGTCGCCGAATCCATCCCCGCTGTTGCCCCTGTCTTGGCACAAGGCGCGTTGGCCTACTATGCCCCTCAGACGGCTTTGGGGCCTGCACTGGGCGGTATGTCAGACTTTGCATTGGGTCCTCCTCCTGTGCGAAGAGGGTATGGGATGATGAAGAACCCTGCTGACAATTTGGAAGATAATGTGGATGTAGGGCTGTTTGGGATTCATCACCATACACCAGACCATGTCCTCATGAATAATAATTCAAATTTTATTGCGGCTAAACATCCTGCTGCTCAACCTACCCTCTTGCAGCGTGATCCGCTTGCCAGACTACATCTAGGTTCTGTCGTCAGTGGTACTGGTGTTGGCCATGAACGAGGTGTACACCCTGCGCTACAGCCCGTGTACAGCAATAAAAAGAACCTTGTCAATACTCCTGCTTTTATGACGACTGCTGGTGGATCGTTTGCCGCTGCTGGGTATGGATTTAAACCTGCAGGATATTAATATGAAAATTGTATACGTCCGTAAAGTCAAAGGAAGTGGTCTCACCAAAACACAGAAAGCACTGTTAGGGTCTTCAGCAGCCTTATTAGGCGTTGCGGGAGCTGCGGCGTTGGCTTCCCGTAATGCAGGTCCACAACCTACAAATTTGGATCGTGCGATGCAAGATTTGGCTGCTCAACGGCTTAATGCTACTATCTCACAAGATAACACACAACCACGTCTTAGCCCTGCACAAGCAAAAAAACAGGTAATGCAAGACCAGATTGCTCGCTCTGCCTATTTGGCGCGACAGTATGGCATGCCTCCTGCACGAGATTATGATGCTATCATGAAGGAGCCTTTCCCAGGAGTTAAACCGTTGCCCGGCCCAAAATCGACTCCACTGCAACGGGAGCTTCGAAAACGTCGTTGAAATTACCAGGTCTCTGCATCGTAGAATCGGTTGTTAGGATATAATGACTTTTCCCAAGAACGTTGTTGGGCTTCATGAAGTTGTTGCATCCGTTTCGAATTGCGTTCGGCACGTGCCATGGATTCTCGTTTCGCCGCGGCGATGTCAGGAGGGTCTTGTGCCCGAGCGCGTAGTGCGGGAGGGGGTTTATTGTACGAAGCGGAAGCTGCTGCCATCCCTGCCAACCCTGCCAACGCCGCTGTCGTGCCAATCGCTGTCTTTTGACGCTTTGTGAGCTTACCTCCAAAATTAAGACGCCTTGGTGTCGTCAGACTGGAGATTCTTTGACGGACTTGGTCTATACGCCTTTGTATTTCTCTATATGCCCATACAATATTATAAGGGTAATTTCGCGGGTTTTGAGCGGCCCTCCTTATGGCGGTTGTTTCTGCTAAATTCCACGTATTCTGGATTTCAAAGAAGGCAAATTGGTCAATGTCACGGAGCTGATTAATTAGCCTATTTAATTCGGCATGTGTTAAATAAATGTAATCCCGAGCAATCTGTTGACTATCATGTGGTTCAATAAACTCGCGGTCAACATGGTCACCAACAGCTGTCAGGGTATCCTGTACCGGTTGGATAACATTATCCTGTACTGGTTGAATGACATTTCGATTAATAGCTTCCTGTACCCTCCGTGTAGGTTGAACGATGTACGGTTGGGTGATATTGCGGTCAACGGCTGCTGACAAAGCGGCTCCTTTCCCACGTTTGTATAACATATATATATTACATATAGTGAAAAAGAAGTATGTCTGTCTATCCAGCGCCTTCGTCTTACCCAGCAATCTTCAACCCTGCGGTATTTGTATCAGATAGCAGCGGTTCGGGGTTGAGCACGGCGGAGGCTGATGCGACGTACGCCAAACTGGCGGGTAGTCAGACCATTGTGGGGGAAGAAACATTTACAGGCGGTATTCTCACGAATACCATCGGGCCCTCGTCAGGGACTACGGTGTCTATCGGTCAAAATCTCCTTTATGCGGAGGGTTCTATTGGAAGTGCTTTTGATATTACCGCGGTTGGCGATGTGCAGGGGGCTACCCTTATTGCTACAAATAGTTCTGATTTGGCCGATGCAACTGCCACTTCCTTGACGTGTGGGAGTGCTAGTTTCAGTAACAATGTTAGTTTTGGCACGCCTTTCATAAGAGGCAGTTCGTGGTCAAGCAGCTCTGCCACTACACACACGATAACGTCGACTGCGTTGTCAGTTCTTGGTTCTAATAATTGGACAGGTGAATTGAAGCTATTTGCCGATGATGGAACTAGTTATGGGGGTATTGTCAACTACTTTCTTGTCAGGTATACTGACACACTCTCCATGTCGCAAGTAGCTACTTCTAAATTCACAAATATGTCAACTTTTGATGCGGTTGCGACGACCACTTCAGGTTCTAGTACTATTACGGTTACAATGAAAAGAACTTCTACTGACACGACAGGTGCGAAGCTTAGTTGGCTTTTTACTGGTGCTTTATAATATAGATGTCTGGTTTTAACAATTTACAGCTTGGTACTTTGCTCATTGACCCTACCAATGCCTCTGATTGTATTGTGTATGTACGCAAAAATGCTCCCACTCAAGCACCTGTTATGTTTTTTGATGGTGGAACGACTTACTATGGGCGTCTTGAATTTCATGACGGTAATGGTGTGATTAAAGGCGTTATCAAATCCGACTCTTCTGCCGCAATATGGTTGGATATGCGTTCTAGCTCTCTAGGCATTGTCATGAGTGCATCTGGAGGTGTTCCCATTTTCATTTTTGGTCCTGATGGTGTTATGCGTAACGCTTCTAACGCGACCTTACTGAGTAGTACTACGCTCGGTTCAGGAGTCGTCAATAGTTCACTCACCAGTCTTGGAACTCTTACTGCTCTCAATGTGAATGGAACTGTCAATGTTAGCAGTGGAGGGTTTTATTACAACTCGTCCAATTCAAGGGTAGGTATTCGAAATAATGCTCCTGCTTACGTGTTCGATTGTAACGGCACTATCAATACCACAAGCACCTACTTAATCAGTGGTACTACAGTTCTTACTTCAACGACTCTTGGTACTAACATTGTCAATTCGTCCTTAACGTCATTAGGAACGTTGACGAGTCTGACTGTGAATGGGAATGTCACCGTAAAGCCTGCGGCCAACTTGCTTAGAATAGATGCGACTTCTGAATTGATTGGGATTGGAGTCGGCACACCTGCCCACAAGCTCGATGTGGCTGGGAGTACGAACGTGACAGGGGCATACAAAATCAGTGGTGTTGATGTGTTGACGGGAACCACACTAGGGACATCTGTCGTGAACTCGTCGCTCACCAGCGTAGGGACGTTGACGAGTTTGACGGTGAGTGGGACTATCACAGGGACGTTGGCAACGGCTGCTCAACCCAACGTGACGAGTTTGGGGACGTTGACGGATTTGACGGTGAGTGGGTCCATCACAGGGACATTGGCGACAGCTGCTCAGCCCAATGTGACAAGTTTGGGGACTCTGACGAGTTTGACGGTGAGTGGGTCCATCACAGGGACATTGGCGACAGCTGCTCAGCCCAATGTGACTAGTTTGGGGACTCTGACAAGTTTGACAGTGAGTGGGACCATCACAGGGA